CTATAGGCTGGCGTAATAGGAATGAGCATTATTGGCGCGCCCACCGCATCAGTTGTAGACCACGAAGCATTGGTTAAAAAGGACTGTTTCGTGCAAAGGTGTTTAAGATCCATCTCATCGACAGAAGACCTAAACAAAGAGGGATCTACTCCTAAAGCGTTATCGGGTTTAAGAGCTAGCATTGTTGACATATCCACCCCCTCAGAGTTGCAATACTTGTCTAGAGGAGCATTTTTAAAAGCATGAGACTTCTCTAAGTCCTGAGTTTTGCTGAGCCCAAAAGCAGTGAGGGCTTTCCCAGCAATTCCCATATACCAAGGTAAGTCATTTAACAAACCAGACATCTTAGGAGCTCTCCTATCTACCATCTTAGACACAGCACCAACAATAGGTTTGTTGTTCGATAAAAGCTGCATGGCAGAGTTCAACATCGCTTCTCCTTGAGCAATTGCGAGAGCACTCGTTTGAGAATAAGAAGGAACTCGAAGATTAATATTACTATAATGGCAATAAAGACCAATCTTCGCGTTATAAGTCGTAGAAGTGGATCCATACGGTGATAAAACTATTAACTTAAGAGTTCCCATATTTCCATTATCTGTAATTTGGTCATAAGCAGACAATGGCGAAACATAGGGAATAGTTAAAGAAACAGATGTCTGAGTTCCCATGTCTAGTTCTACACACGGATACCCAGAGCCACTCCTAATGTTATTAGGTGTTGAATAGGTACCAACCGATGACTGAAAAGGAGCATAATAAGCTAACAGCCTACCTTTAGACATGGTTGGAGCGTTAATCTTGAACATGATCTTGACATCAGCTCGGAAAAACCGATGGCCTTCTAGCTTACAATTATACATTTTATTGACAAACCCAGTGGGAAAATCAATTGTAGCTAAAATATCATTTACAGCGTTTGAGGGAGAGAAGGTATATTCATCAACGTAGAAAGGTCGGTTGACAAAGTTGTTGATCGTGTGCTCAACTTCCATTTTTACCTCAGCTGGATCGGTAGAAAGATTTGGTTTAGAAGCTATAATAGCCGTGGTATCTTGAAACGCGGTTATTTCCATCACAGTTTTGACTGCATCGTCTGATGGAGACGAGGTGTCAACAAATTCTTTGTTTCCTATGTTGACGTCGGAAATGTTTGAGGAGTAATCGTTAGAGATCTGAATATATTGTTCTAATGAGCACAGCGTCTGATCACGCACTGTCTCCAAATATCGCAACTGTGGACCGTATTCACGTGTTCCGCAAGTTCTTTGTGAGATACACCCAGACAATCCGTTGGAGAGAAAGTCTGTTATTAGACACAACTTGATGAGCAAAATGGAATCACCATTATAGTTCCTAAGGTAACTACCCTGTGTTTTAAAAACCCCAGACAAAACACAAATCTGGAAAGAAAAGAACCGTCATAAGAGACGGTAAGTTGCATCAGCGTCTTCAGCTCTTTGATCATAAGCTGAAAGCTGGTGGAAATAAGAAGGAAATATCACCTCTTTGTAGTGAGTATTTCCATCGACCATTAAGTCCACAATTTGTTCATGATAGACTGAACAAAACTTTTCGTAAAAAGTCCGACCATGCAGAGACGCTTCAAAAGCAGAAGCTAGCAAGGTATTTATCTGAATCTCAGGATGTGACAAGTGTTTTGACTCTGTCCAAAGCGGAGACTCATATATCACATCAGGGTCCAATGGACATATCCAACCATTTCCCCTAGTTGTATCAGATCTAAAGAAACGTCTCAAATAAGAAACTTCACGAATGTTTCGGAAGTTCGGAACGTCCCTCTCATCTTTCGTCTCCACCGTGTACTCAACATTTAGTTTTTTACTAACTAAAGCAAACGTGTTCTGATTGAACCAAGGAGAGACTACGTCATCAACATTGGAAACATTATCGTCCCCATTGACTACTGTCGTAACAACTGCATCGTAAGGAGCAGGATCTGGAATAGAGAAAGTCCTAGCCGTATCTGTATACACATAACGAAACAGTAGTAATACGAAAAGACTATTGTATATAGAGGTAAAGGGGTGGCCTGATGGACCTGAATGATCCCACCTTGTAACCACACCATACACTGAGTGGTAAGAGCACAAATAGGCTTGAAGCAAGTTGTACCTCATAGCAGAATAACTATCCCCATACCACTCATTTATAATGTCTAGAATGGGGTCGCCAAAAGCATAAAGGATTGAGCCGTCAAAACCTCCGAAGTCACCAGCAAACACTTTATCTGAACGTTTAGACAGGTGCTTCTTGAGGCAAGCCCACTCCTTATAACAATTAATTCCGATAGTGGAACCGTTGTAGATACGATTTTCTACCATCCAATTGATAAAAGCGCCAAAGTATTTCCGAAAGACTATGTTATAATCCAATGGACAGATAGAAAAGCAGCGGGTCTTACAAAGCTCGACTTTTAACTTAAGTCGTCGCTCTACTTTAGAACAATCTACAAATATCTGAGGGACATGAGTATTCTTTAAATACTCAGATTCTAAAGTTTCGCAATTAGAAATAAGGGTCTTATCTAAAAACTTAGAACCATGA